GCCTGACAAATATCTTGTCTCTTAATGGTTTCATTTCTTTGGCCTCCCTCTACGTTTTGGGGGGTCTTCAAGAACTGGTAATTCTAAAAGCTGCCTTTCCATGTGCGAAAAAACACCTGACTCATCAGAATCAGGTAAAGGCTTGGCAACTGCTTTCTCTGCAAATTCTCCACAGACCTCATTCTCATGCCTCATTTGGTAAGTAGGGTATCTCCTACAAACTCCCAAATCCTTGCCATGAAAATGTCTGCATGACTTACAATCATTTCCAGCCATTAAAGTACCCTCTTACTTTCTTGGTTAGAAGCCCATCTAGGTATGCTCACTTAGATGGGTTTCGCTTTACATACCATCTTGGTCGTGGTCGTAACGCTTGTGCTCGTAAACAACGTGCTCTCTTGAGCCTGTGTTCATTTCACCCAAACGTCCATCGTGATGGCCCATGTGACCAGCGTCACGCTCGCCAATACCATCAGCCTTACCCATGCCAACACCACCCATGATGGGTCTTTTTCTTTCACCAGATGTGTCTGAAGATAAAGCACCCTTTGGCACTCTTTCACCAGTCATACCTGTTTTAAACACTTCTTTGTCTTCCATAGGAACGCTTACCTTCTTCATGCCTGTGCGATCAGAAGATGTAACTCCCTTTGGCTCTTTCTCCATTTTTGGGTAACCCATGATAAATCCTTTGTTTCTTTGCAAAAAACACTACTTTTTGTAGCCATTCCACTATATCACAATTTAGATTTGTCAACTACTTTTTTAAGCAGCCCTCATCACAAACTGTGGCCTACCAGCTTTGCCATCTCTTTTTTCATCAGTTGTATAGATTAACTTCTTGCGTTTTAAGGCAGCATAACGAGCTGTAACTGACCCATAAGGCAAGTTATGGAGTTGGGCAAGCACTTGGTCTGATATACAGCCCTCTGGATGGCTTCTAATGACCTCATAAACGATTCTTTCAAGAGTTTGGGTGTCTACCTTCTCTGCTGCTTCTTTAGACGTTTCTGGGGCTTCTTTTCTAACCAAAAACTTGGGCAAAGTTCCAAACTCAGGCAAATTCATTGCTTTAAATAAATCCATGTTGCACCTCAAAAAGGAATATCTTCGTCTGTTAAGCTAAGTCTTGGCTCTTGCCTTAAATTAGGTCTTGCTTGATATTGAGGTTTGGGGGCAAATTCTTCTTTGGCTTCAAAAACAGATGCCCAACCATTCCAACCACCTTCAATTACTGGGAAACATTCAATATTTATTGATTCACCTTTGTCTGTTTGCACCAAAGTACCAATTTTCATCCAGTAATTTTTGGTTTCACCATTTTTGTCAACATAGGTACGCATTTTTACTTTGATGTCTTTTTTCATTTTAAATTCCTTAATGTGATTACTTTTTGATTAACTTCTTCTAAAAACTCTGTGATTTCTAGTTCCAACATCTTGACGTACTGTGCCTCAAACTCAATACGTTTAACAAATAACTGAAGGTTTTCAGGCATTCTTGGGTCAAAACTCACAAAGTCACACCACTTTCTGCCAGTACAAGCCATTTGCCATTGCATTTGGGGCAAGTATTTGGCTGGTACTTTTTGGCTTACCAAAGTGTCAATGTGTGTTGATGAGTTAGGGCACTTAATTTCTACCAAACCATCTTCACCTACAAAACCATCAGGACTAGCACCACTCATGTCAATGGTTGGATGGTCAATAAAACCAACTTCCTTAACAAATGTGCTCATCTTCAGTTCATAAGCGTTTCTAGCGTTTGGCTCTTGGTCTGTGCCCCATTGCATTGCTGCGTTGGAATAAGCCTCTCCTACGCTGTTTGTGAGCCTTTCAAGCACCAATTGGGTTGCATAGTTCTCTCTACTAGCACTTGGGCCTGATTTGGTTTTGGCTATTACGTCAGCAACCCTACTGGCAGTTACCTTACCAAGACGCTGCAAATGCCATGCTTCTGTACGTTGTTCAATCATTTTTCATTCTCCATTTCTACATAAAGTTCTAGCTCAGACATGATTAAACGCATAAAGTCAAATCTATCAAGTTCCATGTGTTCAGCAACACCAACTGTGGTTTCTATTAAGGCTTCCAAAGTTGTCCACATTTCTTGGCCTAAAAACAATTGCATGATTTCTTCATGGAGCTGTTCTTTTGTTTTGTCTTTAATTTTCTTCATTTTCTACCTCTCTGCATAATTCACATTCAGGATGCTCTGGGTCACGACAATGTGGGTATCTTCTTAACGTTTGCTGATAGCGTTTATAAGACAGCTCCTCCATGTACTCAAAATAATATTCTTCTTTTAAGTCAGTCATTCGTAGGCCTTTTTAAGTTCGTCTTTAACTGCTACAACCTTGGCTTCCCAGTCTTTCTCATGGAAACAAGCAGCATGGGCTATTTTGTAACTTGCAACCAAGGCTTCTTTGGTTTCAGTAGCCCTCATTTTTTCAATCAAGTGGTCGATTTGTTTGGGGTCAACTTGTGATTTAAAAGGCTTAGGTGCACTTGCTTTATTGCCATCATCGTCTTCTGGAGCAATGCCACAAGCTGCCATCAAACTGTATCTGCGTGCATAAGTTAAGGCAGATGCGTAACCTTGTGGGTCTTGCTTAACTGCTGGAAAGTGAACAATTCCACATTCAAGCATTTCACCAGACTCATGGACAAATACTGTTTCAACCATAACCCCATTGTCGCAATCGTAGTTCTTCTGAAGTAAGTAAATGCCATTGTCGTTAAGGCCATCAATAACTGCCTCAATGCAAGCATCAAGAGCTGCGTAACGACTCTTAAAATGTGGGTTAAGGCTAGACTTGAGAGCTGGTCCAAAGGCCTTTTGTGCTTTAACCAATGCTGATGCAATTTGTTTCATGCTAATTCCCTTCTTAATTCTTTAATTTCTTTTTCTAACTGTTCCATCTCATCATGCAAGTATTCAATGTCAATGCAAAGGGAAGCTACCTGTGCTTTGTAATACCCAACTTGAAAGTTAAGTTCATCAGCAATTTTGTATTTTTCCAATGCTTCATTGCATGATTTCTGTATGTGTTCAAATCTAGTCATCATGGCCTCCAAAAGAAAAGATCAAACATTACAACCAAGGCAGCTAAAGCGTAAACAACTGTTAACACTCTTTCTGAACGAGTTAACCTTGGTTTTTCAATAGAGCATCCATATTCCATAGTGTGTGGAAATGCTTCGTTAATTGTTCTGTGGTATTTCATGGCTTTAAATCTCCTGTTACTGTTAAAGCTAAGTTAATTAAATATGTTGGGTGTGGAATGCCAACCTTAACTTGGTCAAGAATAAGGTTAGCTTGTTGTTTAGACATTTTTAAGATCAATGCGTCTAAATAAATCTGCTTGTTTGCTAGATTCGCATTTGATACATTTATAAGAATCTGTTTTAAATTCTTCCCATTTTGTAGAAAATGGTGTTCTTAATAAATTACGTCCACAAGCTGTTTTGCTTGTAAACCCTGACCCATATTTATGAAGATGAGTAACTTTCATTTAACAGTCCTTTAAAAAATATCCGTTTGCTTTGTGCTTCGGCATAGGTGTATTGTTAATCTTTCTTAACTACTTGTAAATAGTTTTTAGAAAATATTTGTTAAGTGTTGTATTTAGTTAACTTAACTGTTGCAAATGTGCATTACCAGTATAATTTAAGCATGATTACCAAAAAAGAAGCTATACAGTTTGCAGGGTCAGTTACAGAACTAGCCAAGATATTGGGTATTTCTAAAGCTGCTATTTCTCAATGGGGTGAAATTCCACCACAGGCAAGAATATGGCAAATGCAATCTTTACATCCTGAATGGTTTCTTTTTAGATAATTGTGTTATCATTAAATCGTTGCCGTGGAAAGCAATAGATTGAAGCCGTTTACACATGCCTTCGCCCTTGGTTTTTTCCTATGGGTTTCCACCGAGGGCAGTTGTAAACGGCTTTTTTTATTGTCCATTGCATCCGTTCTCCACACGATAGCAGAGCATTTAAATGGATGGCTTGGAAGAAAACATAGGGCTTTGCAATCACCCCAAAGATAACCCTAGTGAACTGTGTGCGAGGTATCACAGAAGAATAGTGGACAAGGTGAGACAAGACACTATTCGATTGAATCGCACCTCTCTGAGGAAGCTAGTGCTAAAGCATGGGCTTGGTGTGAGTGCTACTCACCCTTGGGGGAACTATGGCTGAAAGGAATGAAATGTTAGAGAATGCAGAGCAAGGTGTTCTTTTTGACGAGATGGACTCAGCAACTAAAGAGTGGGTTGGTATGCCTGAGTTTGTTCAAGATGATTTAAGTCCTTTTAGGGTTATCAATGTCAGATTCAGAAATGCAGAAGATGTTGCTAAGTTTGAGGAACTGATGGGTCAAAGGATTACTGAAAAACAAAAGACTATCTGGTTTCCTTATGCTGAACCAAGGTTAAGGGCACATCTGAGGTATGTAGATGAATCCTAAATACCCTATCTACATTGTTTCCAAAGGTAGAGCTGATACAAGGTTAACAGCAAAGGCTTTAGAAGCCATGCAAGTGCCTTACTACATCATTGTGGAAAATCAGGAATATCAGGACTATGCAAGCGTAATTGCTGCACACAAGATATTGATTTTGCCTACAAGCTATCAAGATGCTTATAAGACTTGTGATGAGCTAGAAAGCAATAAGTCAAAGGGACCCGGCCCTGCACGAAACTTTGCTTGGGAACACAGCACCAGTCTAGGAGCTGCTCGTCATTGGGTCATGGATGACAACATTGCCTCTTTTCAAAGGCTTAACAGAAACCTCATGGTCAAAGTCAGCTCTGGCACAATTTTTAAAGCTGCAGAAGACTTCGTAGACAGATACGAAAATGTTTACATTTCTGGTTTTAACTATGACTTTTTTGTCCAATCCAAAGAAGTTCATCCACCCTTTATCAGAAATACTCGAATTTACTCTTGTTTGCTCATTCAGAACAATATTCCATATAGATGGAGGGGTAGGTATAACGAGGATACAGATTTGTCTCTAAGGGTTTTAAAAGATGGTCATTGCACCATCCAATTCAATGCTTTTATCCAAGAAAAAGCCCAGACTCAAACCCTAAAAGGAGGCAATACAGAGGAGTTTTATGCCAAAGAAGGTACTTTGCCTAAGTCCAAAATGCTTGCTGACTTGCATCCTGACTGTGCCAAAGTAACTTGGAAGTTCAACAGATGGCATCATCACGTTGATTACAGAAGGTTTAAACGCAACCCTTTGATAAAAAAAGACGCACCTATTCCTCAAGGGATTAACAATTATGGCATGAGGCTAGTAGACCCAAATGAAGATTGAACTCATTGTCGAGCACTATGCCAAATTAGCCATCAAACCTGCATGGCTTGACTATGTTCGTCAACAAGTTAAGCTAATGGAACAAGAACCTGCTTTTCATGGAATAGGCAAACTCATTGCCCAAAGAATTAAGGAAC